CATTGTACTTTTATTTAAAGGTACTTATGTTGAGTGACGAGTTTAAATGTATTGAAAGTGATAGCATTCTTCTTTGTGATTCCGATTTCAAGGCACTGGAAGACAAATTTAGAAATTCCATGGAAAATATTTCCGGTAACTTTCCAGATCTAGGCTCTATTATTTTAAGTTTATATATTTCTAGTAGCTATGAACTTGACGAAATTTACAGTTTTGTCAGGTTTTTAGTTTTTCGGAAAATATTAAAAACGCAAAAAGTAGGTCAAACTATGGATAGTATTGATAAATTAGATTTTCTTATTAAAGAACTGAAAGCTAAAGAAGAAGTATTGCTCGAAATTATACACAGTCCTACTGAACATGATAGAACTCAACCCCATTCCAAAAGAAACGAAAAGTTGAAAGAATTCAAGGATACTTTAATTAATATTCCTGTCCTCATCAATCTCTCTGGCTTTGGAAATTCTTATACTTTATACCTAGGTTTAGGAAAAATTTTTAGTAAAGAAATGGTAGCCTGTATTTATTTTTATGGTACTCACTACACATCTTCTTCATCTGAAGAATTTGAATCTGGTAAAGGTTGGCGAAATTCTTATGCTGGTCATTCCTATCGAACTAATGGTGGTAAGAAATACAAGAAAAACTTCGACAAAAGTTGGCACGATTACATTCGGACAGAAATGTCTGCTCGTTATTACTCCTATAGTGATTATGAACAGAAAGCTGCTGAATGGCAAGAAGTCGGCAATGAAGAAGAGTATGATGATGTTCTATGGTATGTCTACGACGATCTCCGTGATAAAGTCATGTTTGGAGAACCTATTGAAAAAGACCTTTACGGGTTTGCCACCACTATCCTTGATGATAGGGCTGCAGCAAACTTCGCAAGGGGCAAAGGCCTCCGTGACCCTCGAGATTTGTACGCTCATCTTTATGAGGAAGACCGTGAAGAATTTCAATCTTCTAAATATGATGTAATAAGTGATTTGAAGGATTGTCTTCCTTTAGCAATAGAGGACGTCAAAAGTGAACCTAAACAAGAATTTGAAAGCAAAGATTTTTCACATAGGTGTCGTTTCCCTCCTCCTCCTTTACCGGTTGAGTATTCGAAGCTGACCCCTGTTTGTGATAAACCGCTTCCAAGAGCTCGTCTTACTCCTACTCCTAAAAAGGTTAGAAAGGCCGGCCCAGTTTTGGTTGATGCAACATTGAAAGAACCTAAGATTATTTCTGAATCTATTTCTGAAGCAAAACCTACTAGTCCGGCTTTTGGCCAAAATAGCAGTAGTTCTACTACTAGTACCTGTTCTACAGTCGCTCGAGACCCCTTTAAAGTTCAACCGAAGCCAATCATCAAGATTGACACCCCGTCTTCATCTAAGGCTATACCGCATGTGTACATTTGCACCCGCTGTAAGAATAAGTGTAAGAAAGGGAAAATGCGATGTCGAAAGTGTGAAAACATCACAGAGAGTTTTGAAAGCTCTGTTGTTGGTGGTATTTTAACTCCTTTAGCGACATCTGTCAAACCAACTGGTTGTCGGGCTGCTTACGGAGCCATTGGATCTCAGATGTATTTAGGATACGGTGAATTTTTTACTATTCAGCTAGATAATGTGCAGAGATATATTCTTATGTTCTGCAAACATTTCTTGGCTGATGGTTTAACTCATTTTCAGAGTTATGATTTGTCTTATACCCTAGATGTTAATGATTATTCCATTATTCGTGCACCCCACCCCATTGATTTGGCTTGTATTTTCGTTTCCGAAACTATCATGTCTAGATTTAGTTCTAGGGCGTTCAATCTTGCTCCTACATTTGATAAACTCGGTTATGGCGGCGCCTACCTAGATCTCCTGCGTGATGGTCTCTGGGTTAGGAGTACTTGCCAACGATTCGGCGATTTTCATTCGGATACATGTGTTCAACAATATGGAGCACCTACTCAAAAAGGCGATTGTGCAAAAGCAGTAATATCTGAAAAAGGTATCTGCCTAGGCATACACAATAAGACTATGGGTAATGGTGTTTTCAATGGCTTTGTAGCTTTTACGGCCGGTGTGGAACATTGGATTCGTCATTTATGAAGGTTAGGGCTTCCTGGCTTTGGTATACCTGGACTGGCTATCAGCAATCATATTGCAGATGGTTCATCTCCAGATAAGCCAGGTTGGGCCCAACTAACATATATTGGCGATTGCAAGTTCAAAGGAAAAGCCTTTCCTATACTTGGATTAAACTATAAAGATGTTGAAGACATCTATTTCTCTGAATTTAAGAAAACGAATCCTACTGATGCTGAGGTCATCGAGTCTTTTGCCGATTACCGTGAAGTTAATCCCCTCGATAAAAATGTAGATGCCGCACTTGAAAAGAATGATTTTGCTCCTGTTTGGCCTTCTCAAAAGGACACATCAGCTAATCTTGCTTTTTCATTTGCGAGGTCATACTTAGGTCCCATGCTAAGCCAAACGACTAGCCCTTTAGATACAAAATTTGAATTTAACAATGACTCCTCATCAGGTCTTATTGGTAAACTCAATGGTAAGATTAAGACTAAGGATTTTATCCAGTCCGAAGTCTTTCGTGTTTTTAGGGATGATGTAAATCATATTCCCATTAAGGATGTCAACTACAAAAGAGAATTTCTTTCCGTTGCTGATGATATCTCTAGGAATAAAGTCCGTTTGGTGGACGGTGACTCTAAGGATGATATTTGGAAATCTAAAATATGTTTTGATAAGCAAAATGAAGCTATGAAGGAACGATCTGAAACAGGTTATATTAAATATGGTTTTAGAAGGCAATATGGTGGTTTTAATGACCTCATTGTTACTTTCGAAGATTGTTGCGTTCTGTCCTTGAGTGATATTAGTGGTTTTGATAAGAGAGCTTGGTTACACCGTGTGTACGAGCTGAGAAGAGAATTTCTCCGTCTCCCAAAAGACCCTGCTAATAGAGCAAAAATAGAAGCCCTCCTAGATTTTATAACTTATTATACAGTAAATCCAACACGGCTTTTCAAAGGCCACATATTCTCTCATATCCTTGGTAATAGTTCTGGTCAGAACAACACAACACCTGATAATTGTATTTTACATTTGATCATTTGCTTTGATATTATTCTCACCGCTTATTATAGGGTTCATGGCGAATATCCTACTCTTAACGAATTCTATAGTTTATTTGAATTAGCTATATATTCCGACGATAAGATACTCGGTTTGAACTTTTATATTGATGCAGGAGAGCTAGCCGAGCTCGAAATTGAAGTTTATTCTAAATATGGCATGACAGTGAAAACGACTGCATCCCACACCTTTGAACACGTGAAAGGAACCATATTTTCAGAATCCAACAAAATGGAATTTCTAGGTTGTATCGCCCGATATGACCCTTTATATGATGTTTATCAGCCCATCCCTAGGATCGGGAAATTAGCCACCTCTCTTTGCAAGACTATACGTGATCTCGATAAAGCTTTAGATACTGACCAGGTTTTTTCAAAACTGGTACAGATTCGCAGTTTATCTGACAATGTAGATGTGAAGTTGAGAGAAGCTATTTCTTCCTTTCTTTTATGGATGTACGATCAAAATGTCCCTCTGCAATCTGACTTTGACAGACTTTTATCTGCATATGACACTAGCATTGGCAATTATGATTTTGTTTCCCTTGAAACTGGCTTTGAATCATCATCTAAACCCTCAAGTAAGCGTAACATTGAGGCGTCTTTTATTTTTTTTTATGACGCCTTGGAAGGTAGGGAGGTTTTTAAACTTACTATGAGCGAAATTTCAAAAAGCGAAAAGAAGATAAAAACCCTGACTGAGAAAGTAGGGTGTACAGAGGAAGGACGACTTTGGCTTGAACAGGCCTTGGACCCTTTCACTGACACTCCGAAAAGATTAGTGGGTTTTCCAGATCTCATTACTGGAGTCTCAGTTATCCAGAAAATTAAACAGAGTTTCACCTATGTAGTTGGTACTGTTGCCGAAGATGTTCATGTTTTTATGGACAATCTAGATACAGCTACTTATATTCAGCCTAATGCTTGGTCCGCCTGGGACCAGGAAAATACTGTAGAAGTAACATCGTTTGGCGGCGTAGCACCATACTACAATAGAGGAGGAGTAGTTCTGAGAAAGAATACTGCCGGCCTAGGTCTTGGTATTACGACTACATTAAATACGTTTCAAGCGGGTTTACCTAAGTCTTATCATACATCTGGCCGTACTCGTGTTTTAGCTAAAGGTTTTGAGATCCATAATACCACCCCTGCGCTTAGCGTCGGGGGGGCTATTACTGTTTACCGAGACTCAACCACTGGAGGGTTTGACCCTTCTGGTGTTATCAATTTGGTTTCGCCAACAACTACTGTACGTAATGCGTCATTTGCCAATTACCCACTTGCTGTGGTTCCTGAGACGTTAGCAAAAGCAATGCTAATTCCAGGCGCCAAGCAATGGGAGGCCAAAGATGGCTGTTATTGTGTAGCCACTATGAACTCACAGATTAGTAATCCCCTTGAGGAGAGTAATTTTTGTGTTCTTTATGATGATACCGCAGGTAACATTCCTTATATCAATGCAACTGCTGCATCAGGAACTAACCCCTGCCATCTCAATAATCAAACAGGTGGGATGTTAAAATCCCCTTTTTTTGTTAGTGGTGCATATATGACTGGCCTACCAGCTGAGACCTCACTTAGGATAAATGTCACTTACATTATAGAACGATTTGTTGATCAAACCAATGCTGACTTGGTTGTGCTTGCAACTCCTTCCCCTTATTATGATCCCGTAGCTTTAGAACTCTATGCCCGTGCCGCTCATCGGCTTCCTGCTGGGGTGAAAGTTGATGAGAATGATTTGGGTGATTGGATTAAAAGCATAGCTGATGTCTTGCAAGAATTTGGTATGCCTGGAATGCCCCTTGTTAAGGGTGCTGTGACCGGAGTGCAGATGCTAACTGGTGCTCATAAGAAACATATAGATGATGAAATTGAAAAGAAAATGTCTAAGCGAGAAGAAGAACTCCTTCGAGAAGTAGCTAGACTTAAAGCTAATCAAGCCAAGCCTCTTATGTCCTTACCGAAACCCAAGCAAGTGTCTAATCAAAAGTCGACAAACGCCAAAGCTGTGAAGGTAGTCAAAACTCCAAGTGGTAAACGTTAATTCTTTTCCCTGACCTAGCTAAGTCAATAAACTCGCTTGCTTTATTAGTAGCATAAACTAATCCTTGTCCTGGTAATGACGTTAAAAGTACCTAGGCCATATAACTACCAATGTAATTAAGCAATATTAATTGACCGAACATCCTGTCTCCAATAAGCGTTTATCGACCGACCGAGCTGGACAATTAAGCAATATATTGACCGAAATCAGCAG